ACAAAGGTTTGCTTTAACTTAGGTTTTTCGCTGAACAATTTAGTAAAGTGTTGTATTAAATCGTTTAAGTCCGTTACCTTAATTTTTACTACGTCTTTTAATTCTACACCGCAAAATATTTCAATCATTTTTTGCGCTACAAATTCTTCGTCGTTAGACGTGCTTTGTACTTTTAAAAAGTCTTGGTAACGTTTTAAAGGTATTTCGTCTAGGCTTGTCGGTATGTTTATTTTAACCTTCATATATGTATAACTTTATTTTTTATTATTGTAGTAAGTAAGTGCTACCGAATATGCTTCGAATAGCATTTTAATATGGTACATCATTCTATTAGTGTCGTTGAATACTATCTTTACTTTTCGGTTCGTCTTTTCGTAGATATAACTTTCAACTAACGCAAGTGCTTTTTCTATTTCTGCATCTTTCATTTTATAAAGTATTGCCCGTAGGAAGCGTTTAACCCTAGCGTTTCCATTTCGTGGTAACGTACAGCATCTATAGCGTGGTCGTTCTTACCTTGCGGTTTATTTAATGTTTTACCCGTCTTGTCTTTGTCCCAGCAATATGCCCGTAACTCCTTAATTAAATTTGTGCTTTGCTTTGTTACTAAGTATTTTTGCGATAGCATTATTTGTATACCGAAGTTTATGCTATCTGCACCTTTTGTAACACCTTTTATTTGTTGCCCCGTTCTTCTTATTTCTTCAATGCTTTTCGGTTCGCTACTATCTGCGTATGCTATTACGTTTTTTTGTAGCTTATTTGCTATGTCGCTATTTATTAACCCCGTTTGGTAACAAACTTCGTTTAGTATTCTTTGCCCGTTGTAATTGTAAACCTCTATAATACTTGTAGGGTCGTTGCTATACCCGAAGTCTAAGCCGTAACCAAGTAAACGCGCTTCAGGTGGTACTATGTCTATTTGTTGCCAGTTGCTAAATACTACACCTTCTAACATACCTACTAACCCTTCACCGTATACGCGCCACCAATTCGCCCAATATGTGCTTGTCGTGGCTTTAGCGCGGTTCTTTTCTATTTCGCGTACTATTCGCTTGTCTAGTGCTTCGTTGTCCTTATACGTTAAAATTAAGAAGTCCGTGTCGGGTTCGTCTTTTAGTTCGGTGTGTACCCAAAACTCGTTAGCGGGGTTGAAGTCTAAAAATACTTCGCGCTTTGTTCTTATTGCAAGTTCGTTGTATGATTCAAATTCTATATTGTTACATTCGTTTATGTATAATATGTCACGCCTTGCACCGCGTAACTTACTGCTATCGTCTGCGCTGAAGAACTCAATATAACTACCGTTGCCAAACTCATAACGTAATAGCGACTTATTAAAGCGTTCGTCAAAATAACGGTTTGTACTTTTCATTATTGTTAAGAAGTCTTTTAACGCACCCCTTCGTAAGTGTGGTATGCTTTCAGCTACTACGCTAATTTCTAGTAAGGGTTTGTTAGCAGCTTTAGAAATCAATACGGGTAAAATACCAAACGTCTTACCCGCACTTGTACCGCCTTGAATTATTTTAACGCGTTTCTTTAACGCTATTATTTTGTTAATCGCTGTCGTCCGTAGTAACATCAGGAAATAAAGGTTGTTCGATATTCGTTTGTTCTATTTGCTGTAACGGTGCGCCATAACCTGAATCCATTAATGCCTTGTATGCGTTTACGTCACCTTCACGCGCTTTTTTTATAAGTGCTAAAGTCATTAAGTCTTCTTGGCTCATAACTTCATTGTCGCCAGTTAAAGGGTTCTTTAAGTTTTGGTTTACTTCTAGCCAATACTTTGCTATTGTACTGCGGTTCTTACTTCCTTTAGGACGTCCGTTTGGGTTTCCGCTTTCGCCTTTTTTAAATTCGTGTTTTGTTATATTTTCTTTATTTGGCATTTCGCTGTAATTTCGCTGTTCTAGTATAGTAAACAATACTTTTATTAATAACGCTTAATACGTTTGCGTCTTCCAAAATAGTATCAGTTGTTTTACTATTGTGAATTGCAGTATACATTTTTTTACTTACCTTAAAAACCCCGTTAATATAATTCTCTTGGCACTTCTTTAGTATATGTAAATACTCCAAATGCTTTTGGTTTGTTATAAATTCGTTTTTCTTTTCTATAATACTCATATTCAGTTTATTACAAAGCTACAATATATTTTATTTTTACCAATTAATCCTTTATAGTTTTTTATGTTATTTTTATACAAATATGCTTTAAACATATCCCCAATACTTTTATTTAGTATAGTTTTTTTATTACAATTATTATAAATTCTACCGTAAAACGTTTCCGCTAATATTTTATCAGGGTTCATTAATACGGGGCTGCAATAAGTGCAAACAACAACACCTTTAAAATTACTTTTAAATATTATTTCTAAATATTTTACTGGGCTTCCCCAACTATCTAAATCAATAACATCAAATCTATTTATATCATTGTTTTTTATCCAAGTTAAAGCGTTTCCAACACAATCTACTTTGTACCTATCGTCTGCATCTATTGTAAATCTATTTACTTTTATACTAGTCTTACCGCATACTTGCTTCCATAAAACTGAATCACCCGCAAAGCAATCTAAAACATTAACACTATTAAATGTATCTATAGCGTCTAGCCTTAATTGTATTTTTAAATCCAAATATTTGGAGTCATTATTTGTAGCTTTATTACTGCCCGCTCTTATCATTTTATAGTAACTTCCAATACACCTTTTTCTTGTAGTAATTCTATTTCTTTTAATAAACTTTCAGCTTCTATAATTTTATTTTCTTGTATTGTTATTAAAGCAATATAATCATTTGCAATATTTATAGACTCTCCACCTAACGTAGTTTCGTATTCGTCACTATTATAAATTGGCAAGTCTAAACCCCAATCTTCTAACTTTTCCGCATCCCATTCATTCGCTAAAATATCCCAATCCCATTCTCCAAAACCTACGTTATCTTTTACTATAAATTCGTCTTTTTGTAGTTCGGTTAAGTCTTCAGCTTTTAAAATAAATACTTCTTTTAACCCTGCTTCAATACACGCTTTGTAACGCATATTACCGCCTAATATTATATTGTTTTCGTCTACAACTATTGGTCGTAGTTCTAACATTTGTGGGAACTCCTGAATTGATTTAACTAACTTTTTAAACTTGTCGTCTTTTATTAAACGTGGGTTCTTCGGGTTTGTCTTTATGCTGTTTATTTTAACTATTTGCATCACTAGCTTGTTTAAAGTAGTTTAAAAATTCGTCTTCGGTTAGTTCTTCTACGCCTAAGAAATTGTCGCACTCGGTTTGTATGTACATTATATGGCACTTCTTTTTTTCTAACGTGCGCTTCATTATTTCAGCGTATTCTTTTACGTCTTTGCCGTAGTCTATTAAGTAGTATTTATTCTCCGTACTCATCGTGTAAAGTTTTTAATTTAGACACTAAATCACGCAAACAACTTCCGCAGCTTGTAGGTTGCTGTTTCTTTTTAAATACCCTATTGTATATTTTTATTAGTTCCCTTTGATCGCTGGGTTTAATTTGGTTTCGTGTTTCGCTAAACCACCATACTAAATATTGGTATTCGTCTTCTTGTAAGCATTCAGGTTTTACATACGGAAAAAGTTTGTTTAACTTTTCCTTGCGTTCGTCACACCCGCAGTCTTCACCCATTACCCACTTAGCTAATTTAGCAACTCCAGTTACTTCTAATATTTGTTCGATGCTGTCGCCAAGCCCTTCAGCTTGTTTTTTTCTTCTTGCCATTTTTTTAATATTAATTCGTAGTCTTTGTTTTTATAGTCTTCGTAGTCTTCGCCTACAGTTTCTTTTAACCGTTCCTTGCAGTGCTTTAAAGTTTGAAATATAGACTTAGTACTGATAGTAGTTTCTTTGCTTAGTTCACGAATAGACTTACCCGTTTTTTTGTATAGATCAAATAACATTTTGTCGTACCAATGCCAAGCGTCTACTTCGTTGTTTACTAGCCTTATTATTTCTTCGTATGATTCGTGTTTTTCTACGTTGTACGCTTCGGCTTCTAGTTGTCCTATTTCTTCTATGCTTACCTTCGGGTGCTTCGCTTTGTACTTTTCAAAGTCTATGTACATATTCCGTAAAACAAAATAAACGTAACTTTTATTTACGTTGCCATTTGTTATTATTGCTTCGGGTTTGCAGTACTTTAAAATTCGTAGGTATGTTTCCTGTACTATGTCTTCAGCGTAGAAGTGTTCACCAAAACCGTTAACTATACTTACGTATTCTTTATGGTGTTTAGCAACTATTCCTAGCCATTTCATAAACAAATGTATGATTAATTTTTAAACATACAATAGACGTAATTATAAACAAATAGTTGTTAACAAAAAAACCCACTATAAAAGTGGGCTTCGTCCGTCTAGGTAGTATTGCTTACAAACGTATGTGTCTATTTTTTGTAAGGTGCTTAAACTTACGT